AGGGTGTCAGGCGAATATCCTTAAGTATGGTAGTCGCTATGGTGATAAAGATGGGCGCAATAAGCGTGACTTGATGAAAGTTATTCACTATGCTATGCTTCTTCTCCATTTTGATAAGCATTATTCCCGCAAAGATAATGGTCTGACCGAATTCCGTTGATTATGAAACTCCAAAACAAAACTATGAAACTCTCTGATAACACTCTCGCTCTTCTCAAGAACTTTGCTGGCATTAACAATTCTATTCTTGTGAAGCAGGGTAATCGTCTTCGCACAATTTCTGTTGCAAAGAATATTCTTGCTGAAGCAGAAATTACCGAAGAGTTTCCCCGTGATTTTGCCATTTATGATCTCAACCAGTTTCTGAATGGTCTGAGTCTTCACCAAGACCCCGATCTTGATTTTACTGAGGAATCGCACCTGAGTATCAAAGAAGGCAAGCGTCGTGTGAAGTATTTCTTTGCCGACCCTAATGTAATCATCTCCCCTCCTGATAAGGATATTCAACTACCCTCAACTGATGTGTGCTTCCAACTGGATAGCACTTCTCTGGAGAAACTGGTCAAGGCAGCAGCGGTCTATCAACTTCCTGACCTGTCTGCGGTTGGTGAGAATGGAGTCATCAAACTAGTGGTTCGTGATAAGAAGAACGACACTTCCAACGAATATGCCATTGTGGTTGGTGAGACTGATAAGGAGTTCACCTTCAACTTCAAGGTAGAAAACATCAAGATTATTCCTGGTGCCTATGACGTTGTAGTGTCTTCTAAACTTCTGTCGCAGTTCACGAATCCAAAATACAATCTCTGCTATTATATCGCTCTGGAACCTGATTCGACTTTTGGGTGATGGAATTTCTTCTTTATCTTACTCCTCAAGCAAAAGACATTCTCAATCAAATTTATCAAGCAAAATATTCTGTTCGTGAAAATGTTGGGTATTGTATGAGTAATAAAAATATTTTTGGATATGCAGACTTCGGTAAAAAATTTGTAATCTGCACCAAAAATATTAAAAACAGCGGATTTGATCCAAAATTCTATGTCAATGAAACTGTTTATCATGAGGGCACTCACGTAGCACATCTTTGCAATGGATACAAACCATTTGGCATATCTAAAAAAGATATGAGTCTTCCATCTTTTAAATATCAAGATATTAAAAATTCTATGAAAACTTCTGGTGCTTCTGCTCAAATTGAACATGAAGCGTATTGGATGGAAGATAAACCAGAAAAAGTTAAGTATGTAATTCAAAAGTATTGTTTCTAATGAATATATTCGTTACATCTCCTTGGCCTGCGGAAAGTGCTGTCTGTCTCCCCGATAAACACATCGTCAAGATGCCGTTGGAATGCTGCCAAATGCTTTCCATTGTGGCATCTGAAAAATGGGGTCATGGTTATGGTCCTTTGTACAAGACTGATAACACTCCTTACAGAACTGAAAAAGGTGCGTTTCGTAATCATCCCTGTACCAAATGGGCAATGGATAGTATCCACAATGCCTATTGGTTGATCAAACATGGTCTTAACTTGTGCGATGAGTATGCTTTGCGCTATAATAAAACTCATTCCTGCTATAAGACACTAGTGGATGCCTTCTACTTGTTTCCAAAGGGAAAAATTACGGATGTGACTCCATTCGCACGGGCAATGCCTGACGAATATAAACTTGATATAAACATTGATACATTTACTGCCTATAAAATGTATATTGCATCAAAACCTTGGGTTTCATCTAATTATCTTCGTATTCCTGAAAGAAAACCTGATTGGGTCTAAATTATGAATAGTGATTTTATTCCAGAAGAAGACTATGCAAAAATTATAAAATTAGTACCTTTATTTTGTATTGATTTTTTGATTAAGTGCGGTAGTAAGTATCTCTTTATTAAAAGGGCGGAACAACCATTAAAGGATGTTTATTGGGTGATTGGTGGAAGATTGAGATTTAAAGAAACCATAGATCAATTTGCTCGTCGGGTGCAGACTAGAGAAATTGGTAGATATTTTGAAAATCGTAGATTAATCGCCTTTTCAAACTATTTTTTTCCAGATGTTCCTGACGCAAAAGCAACTCATACTCCTTCTCTACTTTATTTGGTGGAAGTTGATGAGATGTTTATACCCGAAATTGATGATACTCATCTAGACTATATCTGGACAGAAAATCTTCCACATGAATTGATTGAACAAACTGAATTTATTGAAAGGATATCATGAACAGTGATTTTATTTGGGTTGAAAAGTATCGTCCCAAAACTATTGAAGATTGTATTTTACCAGAAAGCACCAAGAAAACATTTCAGGACTTTCTAAATAAGGGTGAAATTCCAAATATGCTTCTTGCTGGTCCTCCTGGAATTGGAAAGACTACAGTTGCAAAAGCACTCTGTAATGAATTGGGAGTAGATGTTTATGTCATCAATGGATCCGACGAGGGTAGATTCCTCGATACTGTCCGAAACAATGCGAAAAACTTCGCTTCGACCGTTTCGCTTTCGTCAGATGCTAAACACAAAGTCGTCATCATTGACGAAGCAGATAACACGGGAAACGACGTACAACTCTTACTACGGGCGTTTATTGAGGAATTTGCTGGAAATTGCAGATTCATCTTCACCTGCAACTACAAGAACAAAATCCTTGAACCTCTCCACTCCAGATGTGCCGTCATCGATTTTGGGATCAAAGGAAAAGAAAAAACCAAGTTGGCAGGATCCTTCTTCAAGCGTCTACAAGACATCTTGGATGCGGAAGGTGTACGATACGATCCTAAAGTCCTTGCCGAACTGATTAACAAGCACTTCCCCGATTGGCGTAGGGTTCTTAATGAGTGTCAAAGATACTCTGTAAGTGGAAAGATTGATAGTGGAATTCTTGCAACGTTCTCTGATGTAAGTGTTAATGAACTGGTTAAAAGTCTCAAAGATAAGAACTTTACTGAAGTCCGAAAGTGGGTGGTCGGGAACCTGGATAACGACGCTTCTAGTTTACTTCGCAGGGTTTATGACGCCTGCTATGATTGCCTTTCACCCGCAACTATCCCCGCTGCCGTTCTTGTTATTGCTAAGTATCAATACCAATGTGCGTTCGTGGCTGACCAAGAAATTAACCTCCTAGCAGCACTTACTGAACTTATGGTGGAGTGTGAATTTAAATGAAAAACAAGAAACTCAAAGCATTGATACAAAAACCTTTAAGGTTTCACCATCAAGATATTCACGAAGAACTTGATGAACTGAAAAAGCAACATCAAGTCAAATCCAAGTGGTATTATATCTTCTGGGGCGTTTGTGCTGTTGCCGTTGTCTCTGGGCAACTTTATGTTGGAACTGGGTATCGTGAAATGGCACAGTCAGTTAAAGACGTTCAAATTTCTGTGAGGTGTATAAATGGGTCTGCTCAAAATTAATAAGGCATCTCTTTATGAGGTTCCTGTAAAAACAACTCCTGAAAATGTGAAGGAGGCAAATGAAGGTCTCTTTCGTGCTAAAATGACTGTTCCTGCTGCCGCAAAGCATTGTGGTATGACACAGAAAGAAATGAAACTCACTTTTAGAGAGTATTTGAAGTATCATCCTAAAGATTATGAAGTCTCTTAAAACTTGTTTAAGATATCCTGGCGGTAAGTCCCGTGCTTGTGAAAAGATGGGACCTTACTTTCCAGACCTTCGCAATTATGATGAGTTCCGCGAACCATTTCTTGGTGGTGGAAGTGTTGCAATTTATATCACCAAGAAGTATCCATACCTAGATATTTGGGTAAATGATTTATACGAACCTCTTGTAAATTTCTGGCAGCAACTCCAGATTTTTGGAATTGATCTTAAGGATAAACTGGTAGATCTTAAGACAACAAACAATACTCCAGAACTCGCAAAAGATCTCTTTCTTAAAGCAAAGGAGCAAATTAATGACCAAAGTTTGCCTAGCATTGATCGTGCTGTGGCTTTCTATATTGTCAATAAGTGCAGTTTCAGTGGTCTCACGGAGAGTTCATCATTTTCTCAACAAGCCTCCGTTTCCAACTTCAGTTTGCGAGGGATCGAAAAGTTGCCTGCGTATTCTAAACTGATTGAGAATTGGCGTATAACTAATTACTCGTATGATTATCTGATGGATGGAAACAAAGGTGCTTTTATGTATCTCGATCCTCCTTATGACATTAAGGATAATCTCTACGGGAATAAGGGATCAATGCACAAAAGATTTGATCACGATAAGTTTGCTGCTGATTGCGATGCTAACGATATGGATCAGTTGATTAGTTATAATTCTGATCAACTTGTAAAGGATAGGTTTAAGAACTGGAACGCTGCTGAATTTGATCTAACTTATACGATGCGTTCTGTGGGTGAATATATGCGTGAGCAAAAACAACGTAAAGAACTCTTGCTTTTTAATTATGGAATTGAAGGACTGGTTAAACTCGATTAATCAAACGAAACAACATCTGATTGACGAAGATCCATCGCTTGAAAAAGAATATGCTCCTTATATTATCAATCGTTGTCTATCAGGTCATCTTGATTGCGTTCTGTTTGCGAATGAAATGAATCGCTATCATTTCCTCCCAAAGAAACTTCAATATGACTTTTTTATAAATAGTCTGAGGAAAAAGAAGAGATTTTCTCCCTGGCTCCGACAAGATAAAATCAAAGACCTTGATTATGTTAAACGTTACTATGGTTTTAGTAATGAAAAGGCAAAACAAGCTTTGAGGATTCTTACTAAAGAACAACTAACATTTATTAAATCGAAATTTGAAACTGGAGGATCAAAATGAGTGTCGTTCAAGAACCTGAAGTAAAGTGGACGCCCGACCAAATGGTGGAAGTGATTCTTAACGAACCCGATGACTTTTTGAAGGTTCGTGAGACTTTGACCCGTATCGGAGTAGCTTCAAGAAAAGAAAAGAAAATCTATCAGTCTTGCCATATTCTACACAAGCAAGGTAGATATTATCTCGTTCACTTTAAGGAACTGTTTGCTCTAGATGGTAAACACGCTAACCTGACTGTGAATGATGTTCAGCGTCGCAATCGTATTGCCCAACTTCTTGCGGATTGGGGTCTAATCACGATTGTTGACCTGAAAAAAATCCAAGACATTGCACCCCTGAACCAGATTAAGGTTCTTGCTTATAAGGATAAGGGTGATTGGATTTTGGAAACCAAGTATAATATTGGTGCTAAAAAGAAAAAGGTTGAAGAAACCGAATAATAAAGAGCGGGTCTCACGACCCGCTTTTTTGTAAGAAGTATTATAATTATATACGGATGCCGAAAGGGTCCCACAAAACACAAACTCGCTTTTAAAGGAGATACCATAATGACTAACCTCACAAGGTATACTGCTGCGGATCTTCCTGCCCTGATGGAGAGGATCAACAAATATAGTATTGGAATGGATGAATACTTTGATCGTATTTTCCATCTACACGAAACAACTACAAACTATCCACCTTACAATCTTGTTCAAGTCAGTAATGTAGAATCAAGACTTGAATTGGCACTTGCTGGATTTAGAAAAAAAGAAGTTTTTGTTTATACCCAAGATGGTAAATTGTTTGTTGAGGGTCAAAAAGAAGATAAGGAAACTGATGCCAAGTATGTTCACAAAGGTTTGGCTCAACGGTCATTTACACGTTCCTGGACACTCTCGGATGACACGGAAGTTAGATCAGTTGATTTTGAGGATGGTCTTCTAACGATCACTCTTGGACGAATTGTTCCTGATCATCACAAGAGAAAAGATTATCTCTAAATAAAATTGAATATCGTCGGCGCTATGCCATAGAGGGGCAACTGGCAAAATCCAGTTGACGCCCCTCTGTTTTTTTGCTATAATGAGTAGAGGAATGATCTAACCAATGTCAATCAAAGTAATTTTATTAAAGTCTGGAGAACAGATAATTACTGATGTGAAAGAAATCGTTGCTGAAGAAAAAACAGTAGCCTATCTTTTTAATCAACCTCAAAAGGTCACAATTAATAAACCATTCTTGGTATCTGAAGAGGATAACGAAAGATCTTATGAGATTACTTTTTCTCAATGGATGCTGCTGTCAGCAGAAAAGGATATCGCAGTTCCTACAAGTTATGTTGTAACATTAGTGGAACCATTGGATAGCGTTAAACAAATGTACTTGGAGAAAGTAAATGGACCAAATAATCAAGTGTCTTCTACTCAAGAATGATACTGTTCTAATTAGTGAAATTGTAGAAGTAGGGTCTGAACTTGGGGAACCAGATTGTAAACTTACGAATCCATTCAAGTTAGTGAATCAATCTGGTATCTATGTTCTTGAACCCTGGATTGAGTATACGAATCAAAATGAATTTATGATTCATTCCGATAGTATACTTACAATCGTAGATCCAACCGCAGATCTTCTTTCCAAATATTTTGAAATGATTGCCTGATGAGATTTTATACAAACGTGCAAATGGTCGGAGATCATTTTCTTGTTCGTGGTTATGAAAATGGAGAACATTTTATGATCCGAGAGAAATTTTCTCCGACTCTTTTTGTCCCTTCTAAAAAACAAACCAAATACCAAACCTTAAGTGGTGAATATGTTGAACCAATTGAACCAGGTTCTGTTCGTGAGTGTAGAGATTTTATTAAAAAATATGATGGTGTAGAAGGGTTTAAAATCCAT